TGCTTTAAAAGGTATTTACAGAGGACAAGGACGACCACCAAAGGCAAGAGAAAAGAAGCTCGGTAACTATGCTTTAGGTGCAATGAAAAGAGTGTTTGGCAGTGAAGAGAAAGCGTGGTTAGAACTTGCTAAACAGGCAAAAGATAGTTTCCCACACATGAGATTACTTTGGGAGTATAAGTACGGTAAACCAAAAGAGTTAAAAGAATTAAACGTTAAAACAGAAGTTAACATTCCTATTATTGATTTTGCAGATAAAGAAAAAATAATAGATATAGAATCAGAAGACATAAAAGATGAACAAACTAAACCTCAATAAAAAGTATCAAGCTTTATTTAACTCTCAAAGTCGTTACTTTGTAATAACAGGAGGGAGAGGTTCTGGAAAATCATTTGCTACAAACACATTCTTAGTATTACTTACTTACGAAAAAGGACATAGAATATTATTTACTCGTTATACTATGACCTCAGCAGGAATGTCAATTATACCTGAGTTTATAGAGAAGCTTGAGTTAATGGGCGTACTCGATCAGTTCACTGTAAATAAAACAGAGATCATAAACAATTTAACAGGCAGTTCAATATACTTTAGTGGTATTAGAACGTCAAGTGGAGATCAAACAGCAAAGCTTAAATCTATACAGGGTGTAAGCACATTCGTATTAGACGAAGCTGAGGAATTAACAGACGAAGAAAGTTTTGATAAGATCGACTTTAGTATTAGATCAAAGCTTGTAAAGAATAGATGTATATTAATTCTAAACCCTACAACAAAAGAGAATTGGATATACCATAGGTTCTTTCAAAACAGGGGAGTTCCAGACGGATATAATGGTACCAAAGAAAACATCACATATATACACACTACTTATCAAGACAACTTAGATCACTTGTCTAAATCGTTTGTTAAACAAATAGAAGTAATGAAGGTTAGACGACCAGAGAAGTTTAAACATCAAATAGAAGGTGGGTGGTTAGAAAGTGCTGAAGGAGTTATATTTAAGCATTGGAACATAGGTAAATTTAATAACGAAATAGATTCAATATTTGGCATGGACATAGGATTTTCAGTTGATCCAAGTGTTTTAGTTGAAGTGGCAATAGATAAAGACAGAAAAATAATTTGGCTCAAAGAACATTATTATAAGACAGCACTTAGTACAACTCAAATATATGAATTGAATAGACGTTATGCAGGTGGCAATTTAATTGTAATGGATAATTCTGAACCTCGACTTTTGTCTTCCATAAAGAGCAAAGGATTAAATGTAATACCAACAATAAAAAAGAAAGGCAGTATTTTAGCAGGTATCTCATTAATGCAGGATTATCAGATAATAATAGATGATAAATCTGTGAATTTAATTCGTGAATTTAATAACTATACTTGGAAACTTACAGGTGCAATTCCTATCGATAAATTCAATCATGGTATTGATGCTTCAAGATATGCAATTCAATATCTATTAACTAGATCAGTTCCACATGGCAGTTATTTTATCAAATAAAAAATGAAGATAGGAAACGTTTACATATTAGACAAGTATGAGCAGGAAATAGTTGAGCTAAGTGCATACCAAAGAGACAAAAACAAAAGAGATACAGGTTGGCATGGTCACAAAACAGTAAACGAAACAGAAGAATTAGATTTAGATATTGTTGGGTTTGGTGCTGAGTTTATATTTTGTAGAGAGTTAAATTTATATCCTGACTTTAAAATACATAACACTTCCAAAGTCAAAGGAACAGATAATTATGATGCAATTTATAAAGGCAAAACAATTGATGTAAAAGTCAATAGAAATCATAAAAACCCTTTGATGATACCTTCTTATGCCAAAACAGATTGTAATCTGTTTGCTTTGTTTAGTTGCATATACCCTAGATATAGATTTGAGGGGTTTGCTACAAATGAAATGGTTTTTGATAAATCTAAACTCAGAATGACAAGAGTAATGGCATATGTCACTGAAAAAGCCGATTTATTAGAGATAACGCAAGTTTTTTAGCATTTTTTTTATAATTTATTTGTCAGTTAGGATTTTATTTACTAATATTGTTAATAACTAATAAATAAAACAATGAATAAAAAGAAAGAAATCATCAACAAACACTTTAAAATTAAGGGAGATTGGATTCAGAAATCTAATCAGAACTTAGCGCTAGAACTATTAAGAAAACAATTTAAAACAAAGAAATCATGAAACTAGAATTTACACAGAAAGAGGTAAAAGAAATGTTGAAACCTAAAAATCTATTAGAGTTTAACAGAGAAATTAGTGAGAGACATTCAAACACCTTAACAAAAAGCATTAATGAATGTGGGGTTTTAAGATACCCTGTAATTGGCAATATATCTAAATTTGATAAAAGAAAATATGTTATAGTAGATGGTCAACATTTATGTTTTGCGTTAGTTAATATGCCAAAAAACAAAGCAAAAATAAATTGCATTCTTAAGGATTATGAAACTAAAGAGCAATTAATAAAAGACGTTGCTACGTTAAACAACGTAAATAAAACTTGGACAGATAAAGATTATTTACACGCTTGGTTTAAATATGGTATAAGTAATATTAATCATTTTACTAATTATTCTTATTTATGGAATATATATAACACATATTTAAATTGTTTACCTTGTGGTTATTTAGTTGATCTATATGCTAAAAACAAAGATGATTTTAGGACAGGTAAGCTTGAGTTTAAAGACAGGGTTTTTAGCGATAAGTTAGCTCAAATATCATGTGTGTTAAAAAATGATTTTAATAAAGGATCATTTACTTTACAGGGTTTAAGAACATGGGCGTTTGAAATGCATAGAAAAAATATAGAGATTGACTTTGAAAAACTAAAGTTAAGAATCATGACTGCTATAATGAACAATGAAGATAATAATTGTAATGGTAGAGATGATTTTAGAGATTTAATAGAAGAAATTTATAACAGAATTTAAAGACAAAATGAAAACAAAAGGCACTTATTCAATAACGGAAAACATGGGTTGTTATGATCTTGAAATAGATTATGAATATTATCATAAAGCACCCACTCATTTTGACCCACTTGAGGACAGATTAGACATTAAACAAGTACGCTTAAACGGAATGGACATAACTAAATTTTATTGGGATTATCTTGATGAGGATATGTTTATTGATGTTTATGAGTACGCAACAGAAAACAAATACGAAACAATATGAAAACACAATACAAAGAAGTTATTGACTTTTACAATAATTCAACACCCAAACAACATCAATATTTTTTACAATTAATATCCGATAAAATAACATTGTTTAACGCCGAAACAGGAGCATGTTATGAGTTTGATGAAGAGTATATAATAAGTTTTAATGGCACACAACATCAAATAAATATCAAATGAGAAAATGTAATAAATGTTCAGCAATAATAGAACAGAAAGCAAAACAATTGTTCTGTTATAGTTGCAAAGGGTATAAGATGCCCTACGAAACTTATAAATTTTATTCACTATCAAATCAATTTAATAATAAATAATTATGGCAAAAAATAAAATTGTAAAAGACAATGCAATTAGTATTTTAGATTCAGCATATTCTGGAATACTTAGATTAGTCAGAAGAGATGATGACTTTGAAACAATTAACCTTATCCAACCAATCCTTGACAAGATTGATGAGATACAAAACGAAATAGAAGAATTATGAAAGTAAACAGAGTATATAAAACAGTACGCCCAATGCGAAAGTTTGGCAATTTAATAAGAGATTTATTTATGCCAAAGCAATCTAATCATTTTTGGATTAGAGTAAAAGAAGTTGCTGAAACGCAAGAAGAAAAAGAAGAGCAAATATTTGCTATAATAGAATTGTTAAATAATAGAATAGATATTAAGATATGACACACACAGAAGATTTAAACAGAATAGAGATCAATCATTTGAGAGAGATGCTTAGATATGTAAAGGAAGAGAATGAGAATTTAAAAGATATGAATCGAACACTCAAAGCAAAGAATGAATTATACTTGCAACAATTAGAATCAGAATATAGAAAAAGTAAAGTATAAAATATGCAACATAAATTCATCAGGGAATTAGTAGAGTTTAAATTTAAAGCTATTAGAACTGCTACTAAAAAAGCAAAACTATTTATTGAATATGACAATTCAATGGTATGGATACCAAACTATATGATATTTAGATTTAGTTGGGATAAAGAAAATAATATAGTCAGGGTATTATGTCCTAAAAAACATTTAGTCAGTATTATAAATCAACCTAGAGAGAAACGTAAATATAGAGAACGTAAATAATGAGAGTTCTAACGTTTAAAATAAAAGAAGTAGGACAAGAACCTTACGTTAAGCAATTCAATACGGACAGGTCAATTCAATGGACCATACAACAATATTCAAGACATAGAGCAATTCAATATATGAATTTAATAAAAAAATAATTATAAAATTATTTGTCAGTTGGAGAATTAATTATATATTTGTTAAAACTTTAAATCAAAAACAATGAGAATATTAGAAACAAAACTTTACGCTATTGATGAACACCCTGACAGAGAATTGTGTTTTAATTATATAAGAGATAATTGGCATGATTTAAATCAATATTCTGTCAATGATGTAATAGAAAGTATAGAGGCATTATCTAAAGTAATTGGAGGAAGTTACGATTATAAAATAGGACAATTTCCAGATAGGGGACAATTTATTTGTTTCAATGATTATGACAAAGATAAATTAATGAAATTAAACGCTGAGGATTGCCCATTAACAGGAACAACATGGGATATTGATTTAATTGAGGGAATGCAAAAAGAGGATAATAATAGGATTTTAAAAGCATTACATAATGACAGTGAATATATTTATTCAAATGAAGGATTATTAGAATTATGTGAAGCTAATAATTATGAATTTAATGAGCAAGGTAAAGTGATCTAATAGCAATTCAATACATGAATTTAATAGAGTAGATTATAAATTCAATATACATAAATTTAATAGTTGTTTGTTTGTTTGCCCTCTGTAAATTTTACAGGGGGTTTTTGTTGGATAACTTGCAAAGCTATAAAAAAAATAATTAAAATAAATTTGCATATGTCAGTTGGAGTTTGTAGTATTGTAAATAATTATTAACTAAATAAATAAACAATATGAAAAATTTAAACATTGAATTAAGAGACAAAACAAATGACATTCTAAAAAAATACCTTCTTAAAGATGGTTTAATGTCAAAATCTGCAATTACTTATTTCGTACACTTTCAATTGACTGAAAAGGTCGCTAGATCTTTTATAGGTTTGGAATTTTGGAAGAATAACCATAGTAAAAGAATTGACAATATTGATATGCAAATAACTTTAATGCATGATTTAAAAGGGATTATAAATAATGAAGAATGTTTTTTGCCTCGATCAAATGAATATCAAAAATTTTGTACAATATGAAAAACTTACATTTATTATTTATTAAAACAATTACGGTATTGTCTTTTATAGGCATTGCCTTTGTTTTATTTGCCTGTTTAACTTTATTAATCAATTTATTTTAATTATGAAAAAACAAAGAATCAACGAATTAAATAACCTTTATGCAGTGCCAATAGGCAAAGAAATAAAGATCAAAAGAAACGCTTTTAAAAGCATCTTAAAACGCTTTATTTTAAGCGACATATTCATTAGGGTGTTTGTGTATGCAAGTGCCTTAATTTTAACCTTATTATTAACCTTAGAAATATAAAACAATGAAAACAAAAAAAATAATTTATCAAATGCTTACAGAATCAACAGGAACACATTTTTTAGATTCTGGAGGAGACAACAACAGACATTGGCAAAGAAATCAAAAAAAAACTATTGAAGATTTTGAGAATGAAAAAGCGGTTGAAATATTTAAAGAAAATGATTATTATGAAAGATATGTTTCAGTGTTTCATTATTTATCAGAGTTAGAATTGGATGAAACTTGCGACAAATTTAATAAATTAAATGACAAATATAATGATGACAAAGGAGAAATTTTTTATAGAGTTTGTTTAGAAGCAGAGCTTTTTTTACTTGATAATTTTACTGAAGTAGAAGAAAAACCTGATTTTAATTCTTATAATTATGACTGTGATT